CAAATGTTCTCGTCTTTGTTTTTCCTGAATCTCAAAGTTTTCGACTATAGGTTTGAGTTTCTCGTTTTCAGCTTTTGTGCTTTCATATAAAGATTTGAACTCCTCTTTTTCTTCAAGTTGTTTTGTTTCTTGAAGTCTGAGGTTATCTTTGAGTTCTTTTAACTCGGCTTCTGCTGTTTGTGCCCTTTGACGATATTTCTTGCTTTCTGCAATATATTCGCCTGTATGATCCTGTGTAGATGTTTCGGCTACTGCTTGAGTTTCTACTTTTTGTTCTTGCACTTCTTGTACTTGTTCTTCGGACATTCTGCCCCCTTATTTTTATTTACCTATTTTAATCTTGATAGGTTTGCTTTCATATTTTTTAGCATTCCTATCAACAATTCTTTGTAAGAATAAAGCAGAACTATCTCTATTCTTTGGACTTAAATCTGCGATGATATAGTTATTGTTTTTCTCGTTCCACTCTACTCTATCACCTTCTAAAAATATTAATAATGCTCTATCTTTTTTGCCTTCAGGTGTAATTTTATTTGCTGTGTCCCCACTTAATAACATGGTTACTCTATTAGCACTCCCTGTTTTTGCTTTTCTATGTTTTCCTAACTTGCCTGTGGCTTTTCGTGCTGCATATTCTTTTGATTTATATTTATGAACACCATTCTGTAATACACCATCATTCATGTCTTTAACAATTCTACCTTTTGCATGAAGTGCTAATTGTCCATAATTGGTCTTAGTAAAGTTTATTATATCCTTTGCTCTCATACTGGATACCAACCATGTCTGCAATTAAATCCACCACCACCTTCCATGGTGGTATCGGTTAATGTTGGTATTTCTGCTGCAGTTATTTGTCCTGCTGCTAATCCTGTAAGACAAGCATCTCTTGTTACTTCATCGTCTGGACCAACATATTCAAACTTTTGTTCAGGGACATCTTCAAACAACTTTGCAGTAGTTGTTCTACTAAATCGTGCAAAACTATCAGACAATAACATTGCTTGTTGTTTGCTACTTAATGCTCTACCTACTCCATAGGTTTCGGTTAGTCCTGCCATAATACTTGCAGAACTTTGTCCAGTAAGCAATCCACGAAACATCGCAGTCTTTAATTCATTAGCATACTTCGTTACACTTGCTGATATAGTAGATAAGTCAAGGATCGACAACACTTCTATTGCTTGAACTGCTGTTACTGTTTGCTTTGTTTTTTGTGCAGCACTTAATACATCAAAGTTTTTTATTGCCTGTTTATTATATGTTGTTCTTACCTTTTCAAGCAAAGCAGGAAATCCTAACTTATTAAGATCATCAACAAAGTTTATTTGTTTAAATGCAGTTGCTAATTGTGCATCATTCAATACAACTAATCCACCTAATACTTTTTCAATCTTATTCAAAAGTTTCTTTTGGATTTTCTCCATATCTTTTTGATAGAAGTCTAAGTCCATTATTGTTGTGCCTTAATAATTTCATCAATTAATAACCCTTCTTCTGAAGGTTGTTCTTGATCTATCTTTTCTACAATCCCTTGTATTTCATCTTCTTGTAAGTCAGGATTGTGTTTTCGTAGATAGGATTGTCTTGTTTCTAAATTGTTTTTAAATGCCCAATCATAGTATTTGATTTCTTCATCTTGACTCATTGGTACTTCTCGTTCAGCAAAGTCTATGCTAAATTGATCCCCTAATTGAATCCCACCTGATACTTCACAGATGCGTTGTGCTATTCTAAATTGTTCTTTCTCAAATGGTCTATAAATTTGTTCTATATCACTACGAAGTGAATCCATTAAATCTAATTGACTCATCTTTTTAGATAGTCCACTTTCTGCTTGGTTGTTTGTCCAATTAATCTTGACATTGTTTGATTGTGCAATACTATCTACCATATATTTGGTAGAGTCTATCATCGCTTGGACATTTGCATTTGGTGTTGCATAATTAAAGTTTGCCCCTTCTGGTAGCACTAATGCTTTATCTTGTCCCATTGTGATTCGTTGGTCAGAATCAAGTCCTGTAAAGACTGGTTGTCCTAATTGGAATCTACCATGTAAGGCAAGTTCGGTAAGCATAATGTTTATAGATCGCATACCATCTACTAAGTCTGATGCCCCTTCTCTAAAGAAATCTCTTGTATATGGGTGTCTATGTGCTATGTTGAATGGAAGTATATCACCATAAGGGTTTTTATCGCCCTCTATCATCGAAGTAATCTTACCTCGTGAGGATATACAGAAGTATTTTCCTTCCATTTCATCGGTGTCTTTACTCCAGAACATATATTGAGCATCTTCTGTTCGTGCTTGAAGTTGGCTTTCTGCTTGATATACAATCGCAAAAGGTTCATCTTCACCTGGTCTAAAGAATGGTGTAAAGAAATGAATAGGTCTATATTGTAGTTGATTCTTTTCTTCGTTCCAATGTGTATAGAGTGCTTCAGTACCTAATAAGTAGGTAAGTTGTTCAAATTGTTTCATGAACGAGTCAAGATCACCAATGACTTCGTTATACTTATCATTGTATCGTACCGGTGCTTCTTGATATACTAATGCTCTACGACTTATGATGTTTCGTACTAAGTTAATATACATTGGTGGTATTTGAGATAAGGAATCACTATCAAAGTATTTCTTGATGTCATGTTCTAAGTTGACTCCTTCATAGTAATCTAAGAGTCGTTCTCGTTCTTCGTGTTCTTGATTTAGACCTTCTTGTATGGTGTCCATAAGTAGATCGTGTAACATTTTTTCTGTTAAATTGTAAATAATCATGATTCGTACCTTTTATAAAATCTTTTATCGTGGGTTTCTATGGCTTTATCTTGAAACTCTTTGATTAGTTGTTGATTTAATTCGTCTTCCTTTTTACCTAACTGATACCCCCATATCATCGCACCAAACAATGACAATATAATCCCTAAAAATAATCCTAAAAAAAACTCTACCATTGGATCACACTCGCTTGTCCCTTAAATCCATAACGATATTCCAATGGATACATTAGTCCATCAAGATAGTGAGATAAGGTTTCTGTTTTCATGATGTGTCCATTCTCTAATGTAGTCAATTCTAAATCTCGTATTGTGTTCTTACACTTAGGATTAATAAATAAACGATGCTTTCCATTGGCATCTTCTAACATTCTATTTAAAGAGTTCAAACGATCCTTTTGAGTAGGGTTTGATTTCTTACTAATAACAGTAAACCCTGCTTCTTGTAGGATTCGATGATCTGACTTCGTAGAAGAACTATGTCTTGCTTTCCCTGCAGGGTCAGGATAGACCGGTAATCCTCTCCCTTTAGTGTGCATTAACTTAGCCAATTCAAAAGTATTAGAGTTCTGTAATCCTATTTCATCAAACACATATACCTCACCTCGAGTGTTCTCACACATTAGGATAGCAGTCATATAACTTGCTACCCCAAAGTCTACTCCCCAAAACATTCGTGGAGATTTATCTATCACCTTACAATGAATATCTCTATTAAAGTTATAAGCACATTTGTTTGCAGCAGATTCAAATGATGCTTGATACTCCTGTCTAAATGTTCGCTTATCTAAATTCTTTTTGGCACTTTCTATTTCTTCTTTTGAAATAAAGCCACCATCTAATGTGGTAAACTGCCAGGACTTATAATCCCCTTCGGCTTGTCCTTTGACATATAGATCATAGAAATGATTCTGAATGCCAGTTGGAGTACCAATAAATAATGCTTCTCCACTTGTTTCTGCTAACATAGGTTGAACAATCTCGCCCCATACATTCGGTTTCATATAAGCATATTCATCTAAGACCACTTTGGTTACCGATACTCCTCGAATAGAATCTTCTTTGTCTGCCCCTTTGAGTTCAATTCTGGCATTATTAGGTAAAGTAATTGATAGTTCAGTTTCGTTAATGCGAACCTGCTTTCCTGCAAAAGTGTTCTTGAGAAGACTCCAAGCGACCATCTTTGCTTGGCGATAGGTAGGAAATATGATCCATCTTCGTTCATTGGATTGCAATTCTTTAGACAATAACCATAGGATTGCCATATATGTTTTACCAAATCTTCGCCCAGCAACAACGACCTTGTATCTTGAAGGGTGTGATAGAACTTCTCTACGAACGCCATCAATCTTCCATTCCATCAATATCAAATACCTTTATAGGTTCGTCTGTTACATCTGAAATTCCCAATGTCTGATGTGGTCTTCCTTCTGTTCTGTTTGCAATAAATTCTACTGCCCAAGATTTACCTTCCAGTGCATATTTAAATACTTGCCTTAATACTACTTCTATTTTAGTCATGCCACCTTTTGTGCCTTCTTCTTCAGCAATCTTTCTTAACAAATCAGGAATTGATCTACTTCCCTGGGGTCTTCCTTTACCAACTGATGATGTATTTCCTTTGACAAATTGCCCTTTTTCGTTCCGATTCTTGCCGATTTGTTTCGGTGTTTTAGATTTTTTCTGCTTTGCCACCAGTATATTCTTCCCATCTTTTAATTGTTACATCGCAATAATTTGGATCAATCTCCATACCATAACATTTTCTATTTGTTTTTTCACAAGCTATTAAGGTTGAGCCACTACCAAGAAATAAATCAATTATAATATTGTTTTCATAACTGCTATTAACAACTGATTTCTCAACTAATTCTATTGGTTTTGTAGTTGGGTGTAATTTTGACGATGATGGCTTTTGTATATCCCAAACATCTGACTGTTTTCTATCTTTTAAAGGTTTTAATCTTGGTTTACCTTTTAGCCAACCATACCATAAAGGTTCATATTTTGTGTGATAATCTTTTCTACTAATAATTAAAGAACTTTTATTCCAAATTATCGTACTACTCCAATGATAATCATTTTCTTTTAAAACAAGCATCGTGTTGCCCCATTCCTGTGCAGACATAACAATATATGTTATACAACCATCTTTAGAGAATTTTTTTAACGACATAAACGATTTATTTAAAAAAGATTTAAAATCTTCTGTTGACATATTATCATTAATTATTTTTCTGTCTTTGTATTTACCATTTGCTAAATTTTCTCCATAGTTAACATTCCAAGGTGGGTCAGTAAACACCATGTCTGCTTTTTCACCATTCATCAACAGTTCTACATCTTCTTCTTTAATAGCATCTCCACATAGTAAACGATGTTCCCCTAATTTCCATAAATCCCCTTCTTTACATATAGGTTCTTCTACTTCAGGAACATGATCATCTTCAATTAAACCTTCTTTTTTGGGTGCTTCAAATTGCAAATCTTCTTCTGTAAAACCCCATTCTAAAAGATTTTCAACATCAAAGTTATTTGCTAATAAATCCCAATCCCAATCACCGGTGTTTTTATTAAGTCGGACATTGAGTTCTTTTTCTTTCTCAATCGATAAGTTGATTTCAAAACAAGGAACTTCTTTGATTCCAATTTCTTTTGCTACTTTAACTCGTTGATGACCACCAATAATAATGTTTTTTCTTTTTGGATTGCTATTTATTATTACTGGATCAACAAACCCAAACTCTTCTAATGATTTTTTAAGACTATTAAATTGGTCTTTAGATAGTTGTCTTGGATTATAGTCAGCATCTATTAAATCTTTTATTGATTTATTTTTTATTTTCATCGTTTTGACTGCAGCCAAACTAATCACCCCACTTTGAAGGTTATGTTTTCGTAAAAACGAAAGGGAAGGTTGCCCTTCTACTTATAGGGGCAAAAAGTTTACAAAAAAGGGGTTATTTAAGGGTTAAATGTTTGTAAGTGTTGATATTGTTGATGAAAATATTTTTTTTAGGACTACAAAGAACCCCCCCCCTTTTTGATTGATTGAACCACTATCAAAAAAAAGGGGGGGGTTTTTTGGAAACTATTTATTTTCATACTTAATAGAGATTCTTTTTGCTGTGGCTTGGAGTTTCTTTAATGCCCTACCATAGTAGGTTTTTACTGAGGATTCAGATATGCTCATAGTACATCCTATGTCTTCAAATCGATTATGATAGAGAGTTCTACTAACAAATACTTCATATTCTTGATCACTTAATTCTTTTGCCCCCACTATACCAGTTATTAAATAAATGATGTGTTCATTCATCTTTTCTTGTTCCTTTCCTATCTCATCAATGAGTTGTTGATATCCTCTTGCTGTGTTCTCTATGTTCAAAATAATGTTCCTTGTATTTGGACTGATTTTAGTCTTGCTTCTGCTATATCGCAATATTCTTGTTCTTTTTCTATGCCTATATAATTAAATCCTTGTTGCTTACAAGCAATTAAAGTTGTTCCACTACCTGCAAAGGGTTCTAATACTATGCCTTCTTTGGGTGTTACCAATCTTACTAAATATTCCATTAGTTTGATTGGTTTTACTGTTGGGTGGTGGTTTTTGTTATATGTAATACTTCCCATACTGCCATCATTTCTTCCTGACATACCACCTGCTTTTTTGGTTTCAAAATTTTCTTTTTCCCATGCCAAGTTATCTAACCCCATATTTCGTTCTGCTTTACTTGCTTTGGCACAATAAAAGAATCTTGCTGCACTTCCTGAATCGCCAAAATTTGCTAAACCTTGTCCTTTATTTACATTAAAACCTGAATTTTTAGAATTAAAAGAAGAACCATCAGAACTCATACCTTTTCTTTGTATTTCAGAATTGTGTTTTAATTTACCACTTTTTGTTTCAGGAAATATCTCTAACACTTCTTCGCTTCCATCGTGGATTATGTTTGCAGGGAATCTTCCTTCAGGTTTATAGTCTTTTGGTTTTCTTTTGTCGGGACTATAAATACCATTTTTAGCAGGATTTCTCATAATAGAGTTTTTATATTTACTGTGTTGATTTTTACCAACACTTTCATTGTAATCTTGTTCGTTCATAAAATTAACTCTACACTCATCTATGTTTATTCCACCTGTGCCATGTGTTAAGACATTTTCTGCTACTGATGTGTTAAATGGTTTTCTTGCCATTACAATAGGTTCGTGTGCAGGTTTTAGTGCAGTTCCCCAACCTTCCCATTGTGAATTGCCTTTTGTTTTGTTGATTGTGTCTATTTTGGTAATATTTCCACCAACATTTTGAGAATGATATGTTGGTTTTGCTTTTATATCAACACTATCTATTTCTTTTTCTTTTTCAAATAAGTTTTCTTTTTGTATTTCTGTTAAAGTTTCTCTTTCATTTCCTTGAAGTTTATCTACTGCTTTACCAATATTATGTGATTTAGGAAAGCCACTACCATATAACCACCCTAACATATCTCTTATCTCAAATCCAGCATCTTCTATATTAACTGCCATTCTGTGATATGTTCTTGAACCTGCGAATGAAAGTAAATGCCCACCTGGTTTTAGGACACGATAGACTTCTTTCCACAGATCAACAGAAGGAACATCATAATCCCATTTCTTTCCCATAAAGGAAAGTCCATAAGGCGGATCAGTTATTACGCTATCAAAATAGTTATCCTCAAAGTCTTTTAAGACTTTTAAACTATCTCCACATATTATTTTTTCTTCGGACATTTTTTCATATTTCTTATTTTAGTTTGGTCTATCTTGCCTTTCTGTATGCCACAATGTTTTTCTTTCTTTTGTGTGCCACAAAAAGCACACTCCTTGTTGATCATTGGGCAATATTTGAACATTAAAACAATTCTGTTTGAATGCTTGGGTTGTATGAAGCATCATATCTTTTGTTATCTCCTTTAGGATAGGGTAATATGTCATAATTTAATTCTTTTTTCCATTTTTTAACTTGCTTTTTATTTCCCACGAAATAAAGATATCTATGTTTTGAACTTCTAAATTTTCTATTCTTTGAATAATCAATACTTTTATCATAATGTCTTGAATGAGTATTATCATCACTTCCAATATCTGTTCTTGATTTCGTTGCACCAGTATATAGCCAATTAGTTGCCTGATAGATATAGCCATGATGGTTTTGTGATGTATCAGCATAACTTACTAATATTTTATTATCTATCATTTTTAGTGCCTGACCAACAAAATAACTTAATACATTTTTTTCTAATCCATCATTTACACATAGTCTATTTAATTCATAAACATACTTAGAGTTTTCTTTTCCACATACTCCAACACAAAGAGGGTTAGATGCTGGTTTACCAATAGTTAAAATACCGATCAGTTCATCTTTAAATAATCCAAAGGCATAAGAAATAGATGGAATTCTTTTTGCATAATGCTTATACAATAACCATTCTTTATAATCTTCTCTTTTTATTGGCATTACTTTATATTTATCTTTTATTTTCAACGCTTAGATATTCTTTTTTTAACAAATCGTCTGATAAATTTCTAACAATTTTCTTTCTTAAACTCATTTTTTATGTCCTTTCATTTATAATGCTTTCCCTTTCCTAAAAATGCTTATATAAGCAGGGTAGTACGACTCCTTCCCATCGTTCTTCTTGGAAAGGGAAATTATTTTCTGGTAAAATTGGTCTTTCGTGTATGAGTATCCCCCTTATACCACCAACCATTTCCATGTTTCCTAAAGAAATCATTTCTATCTTTGATATATTGTGGATCATCTAATCCAGTATATATCCATCTATCTGCAAATGTTCCTTTCGGTTTCTTTCCATATCTTATTCTTTTAGCCATAAACACCATTCCCTTCTATGAGGTCAGGGAACTTCTCATCTAATCCTTTTCGCATAATTCGTTCAATAATTCGTTTATGTGGGCGAACATTGTGTTTTAGTTCCCCATATTGAAACTTGATCCAATTACTTAAAAACCATTGTTCATTATCAACTTTGTGCATACCTAATTTTTCTATCATAATTTCAGGTATTTCGCCTTTATATCCATTGCAATAAAATTCTATTGCATCTTTGTCTTCTTCCCAAAAGGCATCAAAGGTGCAAGTTTGGGTAACATAAAACCATAACACCTTTTCTTGTGCTGACAGTTTCCTGAACCAACTTTTTGCGAATAGATCGCTATCTGTAAATCGTTTTCTCATTTTTTTAACTCCTGTAGTTTAAGGACTAATTTAAACACTTTCCAACCCCAATTCAACTTGCGAAGTGTAATTCTGTGTTCTTCATATCCTTCGCCCTCTTTATCTAACTTTAATAAGATGGCTTGTTGTATCTTTTTTCCTGTGTTTTCTTGGTACATTTGACGATATGCTGCCAACTGAATAATAAATTCGTCATAAACCCCTGAACTCGTTTTAAAATCTAATAAGGTTAATTTATTATTAACAATACATACTGCATCACAAGTGCCACCATATCCATACTTTTCTGATACCATTTTTAGTTCGTTCTCAATGTATTTTGGTTTTCGTTTCTTTTCCCATTCATAATAAGCATAATATGCTGTTTTGGCTTGTGAGATTTCTTTGGCATCGTAACCATCAAGAAACACCCTGCCCCCCTTAATGAATTGTTCTATCATCTCGTGTGCTAATGTACCAATCCTACCAGCAGTTTTTAATTCTACCATAGAATCTTGTCCTGCCATACATATTTTTCTTGTCCAGCCAATTAACACCCCTTTATTCCAACCCAAATGTGCATTAATCAATGTCGTAACTGATTTAACTCTTTCCCCTTTAACTTTATATATCGTGTGTGCCATTACTTTTTCTCCTTTAATTTTCCATCTTTTTTATCTAACCATACCCCTTTGATTTCTGACTTGATATTGTCTGGAACTTTATGTTTGTCTTTATCTGATGGCTTTATTCTGTCGCCCCAAAGCATTTCAGCATATTTCCTAAGACTAAAATTGCTCATCTTTATAACCACTTTTCTTTGCTAATTTGATGATTTGGTTTCTTGAATAATGTTTGTCTGTAATAAAGTCATAATATTTAAAATCATCATCTTGCTTTGATTGATATTGTATTTGGGCAACATTATGTACTTTTAGCCAAATTAGTATTGATGTAATGTTCATAGTTTTCTCCTTTATAAATATTTAACTACTTTATCTATATCTCCATCTTTAATTAATCTTCTTACATATTCTTTTTGCATTTCTTCATATCTTTTTAACAAATGTTCTTGTTTAATTTTGCGAACATCATCATAAGAATAATGACATTCCCACTTTACATCATCTTCCATAAATCCGGTAATCGAAATATATTGGGGGTGATGTCCTTTACATTTACTACAATAGTGCATCTTTTTTCTCCTTTATTATTTTTCTAAATTCTTTTGATAGGTAATATTTTCTACTTCCTGATTTATGAGTATTTTTCCTTTCTCGTAATGCTTCAAATCTTTCTTCTCCAAGTTTTTCCAACTTATATTCATGGTGTTCGTTTGGATTGCCACCTAAATAACTATGACACCCATAACATAATGCTTCACAATTATCGTCATCATATCTGACACTCCAATTTCCCCTACTCCAAAAATGTGAACAATGCAAAGCACTTGTAGGGGGTTGATATTGCTTATTACATCGTTGGCAAGTCCATTGATCCCTTGTTCTAACATAATTAGACCATTCTCTATCACTTGGAAATATTTTTACTTTACCCATTTTTATCAAAATTATAGTTTTCTATTTTTTCCAGAATTGGTGCAATCTTTTGAAATCCTAATATGTGGCTATCGGTTGGAAAGAAATAATCCCAATGTCCACCTTGATTGTTCTTCCAAAAAGCGATTGCCAAAGCCAATTTACCTGAACTTTTTTTAAAAATTATTGCTGCAGTTAATTCTGTTAGTGGTTTGATCTTTGCTACTTTAAATGTTTCATTCTTATAATTAAATTCTCTTTTAGGGTTAGAAAACAATTCTGCAATTCGTTTTGCAGTTGATTCTAATTGTATAACCCTATCCTTTTTCATTTATAGCCAAAAGTGCAATCTGTTATAATTTAATAGTATTTGTGTAAATAATTCTTCAAATAATGCAGGTGGTATTTTACTTCTTTCGTATGATCCTTTTAATCCTTGTGTTCCTGTACTACTACCTCTTGGTGCTGGTTGATGATGGCAATCCCTGTTTCCATTTTTACACATTTTTCTTGGTGTCCAATCTAAGTTAGTCCAAATATCTGTTGGTTTCATACGAATATCCCCATAAGAACAATAAGTTACTGTATGTCTTGGAAATATATCCATCATTTCTTGCTTTCTTAATAATCCTCTTGGATTTTCTATAAAGTAAAACATAGGTTTTAATTCTTTTATAATCTCAATAGTTTTTTCTATAATCTTAATACCCTCTTTACATCGTTCAGTTTTTGGTGTTCTATCTTTATTCCAATGATGATAACAAGAAGCGATTGAAAAAGTTGTGCAAGGTGGACTTGCCCAAATAATATCAGGGTGTCCATCAAGATCCATAAGTGCTTCATCAATATTAAAATCAAAAATATCACACACCTGGTCTATGCTATCAAAGTCTTGATTGTCTGTGGTATAAGTTTCGAAACCATAGTTGTTAGCAACCTTGCTAAAACTTCTACTACCTGCAAATAACTCTAATGTTTTCATCGGAGAAGGGAAGGGGTATAGATGTTAATCAAAGAGATATAATGAAAACACCCCTTCCCAAAAAGATTTGGGCAGGAAGGAAATAGTCCTGCCCTTTTATTAGAATGGTAAATCATCTTCTTTTATTTCGACAGATGTATTTACCGGTGGTGAACTAACTTGCTTCGGTTTGGTAAGTTTAGAATTTTCACATGATTCAACCAATCCTTTTACTCGATGAAAGTTGCTAACAAATTCATCGGTTGTCCAAGCACAATCAAAATGTTTGTACAAATCAAAGGTATTATTAAATATCATACCAAATCTTGCACCATTTTCAAAGGTGTTAGACTTTTGTGTAACTGCTTGTGCTGCTTGATCATTCTTTAGTTTCTGTTCAAACTCGTTTACACCATTCGATACTGCTTTCACTTTCTCAACTTTCCAATAGTTTCGAAGTTGTCCTTCATCAGAAGTAAATTCCTCAAAACTCAAATGAAAGGAATCTCCAGTCTTGAATGGTTGCAACTTTCTATGCAAAGCATCAGAAGCACCTAATGTATAGAGTTTGTTATCTTGTAAGACCTCATAATCAAAGACATTAAATGATTGCCCATTAAATGTCTTTTGCTGATATACACCAGTTGATTGTAAAGTCAGTTTTAGTTTTGCACCCTTATTTTGTTTGAGTGCTTTTAAATCCAAAAATGCCATATTTTACTCCTTATTTCGTATGTTCAGTAGATGTCGGATTTGCAGAAGTTAATCGTTCTTCCTCACTTGGAAGGGACTCTACTCGTTCTTTTTCTTTTTTTCGTCTATTTATTTCATATTCTGCTTTCTTGCGAATGTTTCGCAAATCTTCTCTTACCCTATTTTCTAATGGATCGTCATGTGGTTCTCTTGAATATACTTCAATCATATTCTCTATTTCAGGAACAGTAAATTTACAAGTGATCACCATCTCATTTATAATTTTCATTCTAACACCAACTTTTTGAATATCTCCCACCAGATAATAATGGCTATTGCAAATGGTATCAATATGTCATAATACATCTCTTTCTCCTTTTTTTGATAGGTTAATTTAACCTTTTTAAACGATTTGTCAAACCCCTCTTATTCTTTTACTTACTTTTATACTTTACATTTTGATTTATATTTGTCTTTTTCTTTGTCTTTGTCTTTAACCCTTACCTAACCCTATTTATCCACATTTAAATTGTGGATAACTATAGTTTTAATTCAGTACCAATCGTAATTCCAAGTCCTGAATAGTTATGATCCTTTTTGAGTTCATCTACCCTTCTTTCTGCTTCACTATGTGTTCTTGGTGTATTTTCACAGAATTGAATGGAGGTTTTCCTGTTTAGATCGTATTTAAGCCCAAAGACATAAAACAGTTCCTTGTCTTTGTGCTGCATGATTGACTCTCTTAAATAGTCTTTCATATTTCACTCCTTATTCTTAATTAACATAGCACAAGTTTAATGCCAAAAGGATCAACTTGTCAACCCCTAATGTGATTTGTATATACCCTTATATATACCCTTATTCTTTTTTAAGATAAGGGCTTGCATAATCCATTATTTATTTATATTTTAGGATTATGTTAATTAAACAGGAGAAAATAATGAAATTTAAATTAATTAAATCAGACGAACCAATGCTTACAGATGATTATTATAAATTAGCAAATAATCTTGGTTTAGACATAAATATACAAGTATTTAAAGATAATGGAACAATTACTTATGTAGTTTATGAATGGTTTGAAAAAGAAGGTATGATGGAAGAAATTGATGGATTTAAGGATTTGTCAAAAGCAAAAAAATGTGCAAGAGATTATTTGTTTAATAAAGCATTTGGTGAAGAATATATGAAATCAAATGATAAAGGCACTATTAAACAATATTAATTGTTTTACCTCTACCTACAAGAAACCCCTCAAATAGAGGGGTTTTTTGTTTGTGGGGTGATTATACTTTGCAGTATAATTATTGAATCTGTTGTCGCATGACTATTTGGGTTGAAAATCTCCCATCTGCTATTTCATTAAATGTCATTGGAGAACTCAATCTTACCCAATGAAACGAACTTCCATCATACCATAAAAACTTTTTTCCTTGTCCCTTTAAGTCGTCTTGCATAGAAAGTAGATTTGTTTTAAATGTGCTTGAGATGTTTTGAAAACTAATAGTAGATACTTCTTGGGCATCATGAGTATTTAAAGCATACTCAACTCCACCTAACGATGTATTAACTTGTGTACCATAATCTCGTTTTGTTTGAACATTCACATCAGGTTCAACTTCAAAAGATAATTTTTTACCAATTAAGATTTCTGTAATAACATTATCGGTGATTGATCCTGTAAACTCTACAAAGAATTTATTTGCTGATGTTTCTGTTAAGTCGGTTACTGCCCACCCTGCTGCACTTACTGCACTAATAGTACCTTTGTTAGGCAAACTTGCTCTATCGGTATCTATAAAGAAATTCATAATTGTTCCACTTGATATTCCATCATCTGCATTAAAATAAACTGCTGCAGCATTCGCAGTTGCAGTTGATCCTAC